CTGAGACGGACAAATTATTGAATGGATTATGAAACAATATTTAGAATTATTACAAGATATTCTAGACAACGGAGAAACAAAAGATGATAGAACTGGCACTGGGACTATTAGTGTGTTTGGACGTAACCTTCGCTTTGATTTGCGTAGGAATTTCCCCGCAGTCACTACTAAAAAACTTGCTTGGAAAGCGTGTGTAGGAGAACTACTCTGGTTCATTGAAGGTACTGGTGATGAACGTAGATTAGCAGAACTTACATATGGCACCCGAGAAGGTGTTACTACTATCTGGACACCTAACGCACTAGCTCCATACTGGAAAAGTAAAGCAAGATTTGAAGGTGATTTGGGTCGTGTGTACGGAGTACAATGGAGACATTGGCTTACTCCAGTATCACACAAAAGCGAAGTCTTTATGGATGAGTTTGGTGCTACTTATAATCGCAAAGGTAGTATACATCATAAAGAGATTGACCAATTAAAACTATTAATAGAGGGTATTCAACAAGACCCCAATGGTCGTAGACATATACTCACTGCATGGAATCCAGGTGAGTTAGACCAAATGGCACTGCCACCATGTCATATAATGTGCCAATTCTATGTCAATAAGAATAAAGAACTCTCTTGCCATATGTATCAGCGTAGTGTTGATGTTTTCTTGGGTTTACCTTTTAACATTGCTAGCTATGCGTTACTCACTCATTTAATCGCACAAGTATGCGGATTAGGTGTTGCTGAATTAATTATTAGTACAGGTGATACACATATCTATAGTAATCACGTTGAACAAGTTAAAGAGCAACTAAGTCGTGAGCCATTACAATTACCCACATTGAAAATTAATCATACTGTAAAAAACATAGATGATTTTATTCCCGAAGATATTGACTTAATTGACTACACCTGCTATACTGCTATTAAAGCAGATATGGCAGTATGACTGATACAGAAGAATCAAAAATAATTCGTTGCATGGTACACACCATTCGAATGGGTGATGTAGAGGATCCTGATATTATGGTAGCACACCCTATGTGGGAGTGGCAAGAAACAGAAGAAGGCAAATGGATTATGGAGCATAGCAGACCCATACCTAGTTGGAATAGATGTGTAGATCAAAACACATATGGATACACTTATTCTATTACAGCTTATCTGAAACCAAAAGATTATACATTCTGGAGTTTAAAATTTAAATGAATATACTAGTAACAGGCGGACTTGGGCTGATCGGGCACAACGTAGTTCAACGACTGCAAGACCAAGGGCATGATGTGTCTATAATAGATACACAAACCAACTACGGAATCATTCCTCAGTCTGAAATCGAGTATCTGGTTGAAGAACGTATCAAGAAAATTGACCTGGATGGCTACTACAAGTATGACATTTGTGATAGCTATGCTGTGAACAAGGTGTTCAACATCGAACAACCGGAGATTGTGATTCACATGGCCAGCTTTCCGCGACAGAAAGTGGTCAACGCCAACCCTGCACAGGGTAGTCGGACTATGAGTGAAGGATTACTAAACTTGTTGGAAGTCAGTCAAGACTATGATACACGCAAATTTGTGTATATCAGCAGTTCGATGGTGTACGGTGACTTTGTAGATGATGTAACCGAAGATGCTGTGTGTGCTCCACAAGGACAGTATGGCATTATGAAACTGGCAGGAGAATGGTTAGTGCGTGATTATTCTCGCAGAACCAATCTTGTTCATACTATCATTCGTCCAAGTGCAGTATACGGACCATTGGACGTTGAAGACCGTGTGATTAGTAAATTTTTACTTACGGCATTGAAAGGTGGTGTATTAAAAGTTAATGGTGAGCAAGAGACATTAGACTTTACTTATGTTGATGATGCGGCTGATGGAATTGTAGCAGCGGCATTAAGTGACAACACAGAAAATAAAACTTACAATATCACAAAGAGCCACAGTGTTACACTACTTAAAGCTGCACAGATGGCTATCAAACTAGCAGGATCCGGCACACTAGAAGTTCGTCATAAAGACGCTGATTTTCCTAGTAGGGGCGCATTGAATATTGATGCAGCTAAACAAGATTTTGGTTTTAATCCTAAGGTTGATGTAGAAGAAGGATTTCAAAACTATTATAATTGGTTAATTAATGACAGATATTTTAATAAAGATAAATATCTTCATGTGGATTCTAACAGTACTTCCTGAGTTTATAACTCATTTAATTTTTTGTATAGGTGTTGTAGGCACCGTAATAGGATTTGTCTTGGGGATGATTCCTTTTGTAAAAACCTACATAATACCTATTAGAATAATTAGTTTGTTACTATTATCAGTAGGATTATATCTAGAGGGCGGGATAGCCGATAATCGTATTTGGCAAGCTAGAGTCAAAGAGGTAGAAGCTAAAATAGCAATAGCAGAAGCAAAAAGCCAAAAACAAAACGTAAAAATTGTAGAGAGAATAGTTAAAAAGACTAAGAACATACAAGGGAAGAGTAGAACTATTATCGAATATGTAGATAGAGAAGTAGTCAAAAATCAAGACGTTATCAAGTATGTTGAAATGTGCCCCGCAATTCCTGAACCGATACTCAAAACAGTCAATGATGCTGCAAAGATGCGTAGTGAGGTGAAGAAATGAGATATATAGTATTAGTTATTGCGTTATTGTTAACAGGGTGTAGCGTATTTGTCCCGGTTACTGCTAAGTTTCCAAGCGTCCCAGACACATTGTTAGAAAGCTGCCCCAAAGAACTAAAAACAATTGATGGGGACAAAGTAAGTATAATTGACTTAACCAAGTCTATTGTAGGAAATTACGAAACATATCACTTGTGTGCTGAAAAGACAGAATCTTGGATTGAATGGTATAACATTCAAAAGAAGATTTTTGAAGAAGTCAACTAATCCTAAATAGTGATAAATACACTATAGTTTAGGATTTAGACATGACCCAAGAATTAATCAATATAGGTGCTCAACCCAATGACGGTGAAGGCGATCCGTTACGCACGGCCTTTGCGAAGATTAACAACAACTTTACCCAATTATTCTCAACTGGTTTCTTCACTTCAAACGCATATTCTACTGGAAATACAGCAGGACAGGTTATATTTGAAGCCCCGGTAGAAACATTTACACAAGGTATATTTCAGATTAATTCTAATGACATAACCTCAACAGATACTGAAAACATAATGTTAAATGTATCAGTAATAAATGATGGTAGTGGATTAAAGTGGAATGGTCACAACACACTATTCAATGGTAATGCTCTTACTGGATATGACATGGACATAGTTGATTCTAACGTAAGAATACTAGTTAATCCATTAGTAGACACTACAATCTTTCACTTTATATCAGCACAGATTACTTGGACAGGAGTTCCTATTCTTGGCTTGAACTTGCTTACCAATAATGTTGATCCTCTTATATTAGACACAGAAAACAATTTCAGTATACAGACTGAAAATCAAGTAACAGTATGAGAGCAAAAGAATTCATAACTGAATCCGAGAGGATTTCTTTAAGTCAGGAAGTAGCTAGGGCAATCCCGGGCACTTATATCATTCCTGAATTACCCAATAGTGATTTTTACAAACAATATAGATTTGGTGTTGCACTAGCCGGCGCACGTGGTCAAATAGCACGTGCGGCAGATAGTATTCCAGCCTATCGTTTTGCTAAAGAAACTCCGTGGGGAGAAAATCAAATTGTGTCAGCATACATGGATCCAGACATAGGTGATGATATAGACTATGCTTTAGCCGAAATAGGATTGCGCGGTAAGAAACTTATTAGTACAATGACTAGTGAAGAAAGCACTGACGTAGATAAAGTTAGTCCGATTAAGGGCTTTAAAGGATATCCGAAATGAGAGCCGAAGAATTTTTAAATGAATCTAAAAAAGGAAAGATGCATGACCATCATGCTTCTGCCTCTCAAGGTGCATATAAATTTCGTGATGACGGAACTGATAGAATATATCATTTGAATCAAATAATGAAAGCTGCTGCTATGTCAGACGGGAAAAGTACCAAAGCATTAGATATGGACGATGAAAGTTTTGCTGGCAGAAACAATATGGCTTATCCATATACAAAAGAAGAACATAACATGATGAAACAGGCATTTAATACAGTATCACCTAGTGATGTAACATCACTGGTGCGTGATCACAAAAGTACAGAGCCAGAAGATACTAACAAAACTAGCACCGTAAAACCCTTTAAAGGTTACAAAAGAAAATAAATTAGCATGGTGAATCATGTGTAAATAATAGCATGATTGATATTAACAACACCCTAGACCTAATTAAGCTAAAGTTTTACAACGAATGGCTATACACTGCTCACATATATGATGAGGGCGATAGTCAAATGCATAAATCATTAACTACGCAAATAACAAAACAATACATTGATCCACTAAATCTACCCAAAGATAGTAAAATCTTAGATTTGGGTTGTGGTCCTGGATATTTCTTAAATGAAATGAAAGAACGTGGTTATACCGACTTAGTTGGAGTAACACTAAGTCCCGGGGATATTAAAATTTGCGAAGATAATGGGCATACAATTGCAAAGTATGACTTAAGTTTCTTACCACAAAAAGATGGATACTATGATGAAAGCGTTGACTTTATTTTCATACGTCATGCATTAGAACACAGTCCATATCCTATCTTTAGTTTAATGGAATACAATCGTGTATTAAAACAAGGATCAAAAATCTACATTGAAGTCCCTGCTCCCGATTGTGATAGACAGCATGAAAATAACTTAAATCACTATAGTATTTTAGGACATAATCAATTGGCTGCACTGATAACACGCACTGGATTTAATATTGATAAATTTGAAAACTTAGAGTTTGACATTGAATATCCCAATCCAACTGATCCTGAAGGCTCAAAGAAAATAGTAAAAGAAAAGTTTTACTGTATAGTTGCTACTAAACAGCGACCATTAGATATCAAGTAAAACAATAAATACTCACTACAAGTGAGTATTTTTTTATGTTCGATCCATTCAAGCAAGCTAAACTTCAAAACGGTTATGCCAAACTCA